AGAAGCACGCAGACGTCGGAAGAAGAAATTAAGAAGACGTTAATCTAGTTAACAGTAACTTTCCCTTAAGTTCGTTATAACTATTACTAACTATAAACCGCGATGATATTTTGTCGCGGTTTATTTTTTGACATATATCATTAAAGTCTTTGAAGTTTTTTAGCTCTTCTGGCCATATAAAACAACTCTCTCCCATACTCAATAAAGAATGAGTTTTCTCTTTTGCAGTCTGGTCTTGATATTGATTATCCAATACCCATATACGCTTATGAAATGGTTTTTGCTGTAATTGCTGCTCTTGTCGTTTTGTAAAGCAAGAACGACCTTTACTTATACCACCAACAGCGACACCGTTTTTTACAAAAAAGCTATCGATTGGTCCTTCAAATATAAACATATAACCTAAATCGTCATTTACGTTATTAATATTAAAAACAGTTTTATCTGATCCAACCTTAGATAGGTATTTCGGTTTCGTATCTTTTTTGTTACCTTCTAATTTTCGAGATTGATAAAAAACAATATCTTTATTTTCGTAAAAAGGTATAATGATTCTATTTTTATGTACAAAGTCGTTACGACAAAACCACAAAGATTTGGGTCTATTTACTGCAGTAAATAACTTACGCTCTTTACATATATCAACTGCGCGTTTGACCATTGGTTCATTAATGTAGAAACTGTATTGAGACTTATCATATAGATTAATACAATCTCCAGGTAATGACGGAGGAGTCTTTTCTTCTATATCTTTATTCTTTTTTTCTACAGGTACTATAAAAGTAGAAAAAGATTTACTTTCGTCAATAATTTCAAGATAGTTTTTTCCTGTAACTTCTTGAATCCATTTTACAGGAGAACCAGCCCATCCGCAGTTGTGACAAAAAATATAATTATCTTTTACAACATAATATAAACGTCTTTTTTTGCCCCAAGATTTACCTTCACGACAAATAGGGCAACCTGCTTCATATACATTGGTAAGTTTTTTGTATTTAGGGTATCCTGCGTATTGATAGAACTTCTCGGCAACATACCCTTCTGGGATTATTTCATTTATCATCTACTGTACGAACAGATACTGGTATCTTAGTTATAAACTGACCAGTACGAGGATCAACGTAATGAGCTTCGGTGCGGATTTCATTACCGACCCGAACTTCTCTGATAGTAGGGCGGACAGTTGCTCCTGAAGGACCGACGATATTTCTTGGTTGATTAGGGTTGTGCATGTTGTATAGCTTTGTTTATAGTATTTAATACATTTTCGTTTGTATTAAAGGATTCTCTCCATGACGTACTGTTTCGTACAACTGACCACAAATCATATTCTTTTGCTTTTTCAATAAATTTTGTGAAGTTGCTTGTATGTAATGTAAGGTCTTCTATCTGGCGCTTATAAGCTGGAACTTCATCATCATAGTAGTTATACCCTACTTCTAAATTCATTAGTCCCCAATTGCGCTTATATATTACAAATTGTTCTTCTGTGATCGAATTACCTTCTATAAGAGCAACTTGCTCTTTACCATCCATTGTTACAATTTTATGTTCTAACTTGAGAAACCGCTTTAAACCGAATCTAGGAAAGCCTTGAATATTATCAGATTTATCTCCTGTTACAACTCTATAGGACATATAATATTCCTTTCTCACTCCCGTATATTCTTCGAAGTTTGAGAGAGTTACTTCTTTCTTCTTTATAGGGTTGTATACAGTAATTTTGTTGTTTACTAATTGTAAGAGATCTTTATCAGTTGTAACAACAACGTTTTGACCTGGTAGGGTTCTAGCAAGCCAAGCCATTACATCATCTGCTTCCATACGTTTGGGGTAGATATTCTTAACACCAAGCATCGCGATGATGTCGATAATATTTTCTAAGTATTCAAACACATCTTTAAACTTGTCGTCGTCTCTGCCTGCCTTGTATTCTACCCCTGCTGCCTCTTTACGGAAGTTTGTACTAGGCCAATCGAGCTTTTTATCCCAAGCGCAATAAACATTCTTTGCTTGAAATTTATCTACATAAGATTTTAGAGCTCTAAGGAATAAAAAAATCTGACCCGGAGAATCAGATTCGTCTATTTTAAAGTTACTAGTCCAGAAGATTCGATACAGCAAATTATTGCCGTCAATTATAATATTATCTTTCCCACCAGCTTTCATTTTTCGTATACCACATTATAGTGTATCTCAAATCATCGGCAAATGTTTTTTTTGTTCCAGGTAAGTCTAGCTGATATCCAGCTTGAATCATCATATTTCTATAATTACTTTCTCTAAGAGAATATTTTAAGTCATGACCTTTTCTGTCTTCTACAAAGGAGATAAGACTTTCTGGTTTCTTTAGAATATGTAATATTTCTTTAACTAAATTAATATTATTAATCTCACCATGGTTGTCGTTTCCATAATTAGGAGCAAAATTATAAATGTCTCCCGAAGTACCATATTTTAGAACATTAAAGATTTTTTCACAATGATCTTTCACATATATCCATTGTCGAACATTTTCACCTGTACCATAAACTGGAACGTATGAATCTGCTAGAGCATTTCTTACTACAACCGGTATTAACTTTTCTGGATACTGTCTAGGGCCGAAATTATTAGTACATCTCGTAACGATAATATCTCGCTTGTATGTATGATAATATGAAAGAGCAATAAGATCGGCAGCAGCTTTTGTGGAAGAGTAGACCGATGATGGTTTCAAAAGATCACCTTCTTCGCTCGGAGAACTGGTTAATTGTAAACTACCATATACTTCGTCTGTACCAATTTGAATAAATCGTTGACCTTCTTTAAGTTGGTTGAGTAAATTGTAAACACCAACAACATTAGATTGAATAAACGGGTCTCCGTTTTTAATACTGTTGTCAACATGAGATTCAGCAGCGAAATTAATTATGTAATCATACAACCTGACATTGTTATACTCATGTATGGACTTATAGGCTATTTCTAATTTATTCTTCTTATCTAGATAAAGATCCCATAATAGGTTTTCAGTTCTTTCTGATACACTATAATTGTAACTATCTACAATTGTAATTTTGCAGTTCGTACACTTTTCATGTAGCAGCTCAACAAAGTGACTACCGATAAATCCCAAACCACCCGTTACTAGAATGTGTTTATTCTTCATTGAGTAAAATTCTCTCTAAAGACTTTCTTTCCGAAGGCATTTCAATATTGTACAATTTGCTCTTCTCTGTAGAGAGTTTACAGTTTGATCTATTTGCTTTGATATGTTTTTTGAGCTCATTGTAGTCAATAAACTTCCAATGAGGATTCCACATACCTGCTTTATCTAATAATTGAGTTACTTCTTTAGTACTCAACGGGTCTGGGTTTACACAGTTATAAGCACCCGCGGGTATATCTTCTATATTTGTAATTTTATGAATTACGTTGATTAAATCCTCAATAACTGTTTTCGAGTTTGTCTCTTCTAACAAATTATTGTACTTGAGAAGCTTTGTCAGATAGTTTTTACCCGAGTTAAAGTCGTTACATATAGGCATACGTACTCTTAAGGTATACACGTTAGGAAAAGCGTTAAGACTAAGTTCTGCTGCATGTTTCGTACGACTATACCAACTACTGTTTTCACAATCTAGACCGAAGTCAGGCCAGTCTTCTTCTTCGTATAGATTAGCTCCGTCGTAAATACAACCTGAACTAACATTAATGAGTTTTGTGTTTTGTTTTAAGCAGAAACTTGCTAACAAAGTTGGAAATGTTACGTTAAGTTGCCAACACTTTTCTTTTTCATCCTCACATGCATCAACATTTGGTTTACCAGTATAACCTACACAGTTTATAACCCACGGTCTATCCATTGGATCTTTAAACCCTGCTCCTGATGCGTATCTAATTTCTGGTCCTACCATAGAGTTAAACTCTTCGAGAAGCTTTTCAGGATTCTCATAACTAAGACCGTTTAATACTACTAATTCATCTACTCGTGAGGAGAGTTGTTCTTTAATTTTTCTCCCGATGTAGCCGTCACCGATTACAATTAACTTACTCATTGCTATCTGGATTATTTTTTTGTTCTTGTGTTGTATCGAAAAAGTCTATATTACCTACTCTTCTCAAAAGAGTTTCAATAGCGTCATAATCTTGAGCAGATTTACCAGCGATTATAACTACGCTTTCTCCTTTAGTATCATAACCTAATAGGACAAAGCTTTTAAGAAACTCAGAAAGATAATCATTTATAACTGAAAGATCTTGTTGATTATTTTCTGTTGATTCTGCTGCACTAATGCTTGACTTCAACAAGCTATCAAAGTTTTTTTGGTTTGTATTTTTTTTATTCACTAATCTATGGGAGTATGTTTTTTTCGTGAAGTTTAGTAATAATAACTTCCATACTATCTGTTTTTAATTGAAGGTTTTTAAATTGATTGCCGTTGTGTAGTTCGAACATTAAATCACCATACCAGTCTTTATTCATATAACAAGTAATGTATAGTGCGGTGTATTTTGGATCAATCATTACTGTCCATCTTCGAGGATCAGAAGGACAATAATCGTTAAAAATTCTATTTACAATATAACCATTATCTCTTAGCCTTTTGATAAAGTAACCACAAGTTGTAACTTTATTCTTTTTCATTAATTCTTAAAACTCGTGCTTACAAAAGTTAGATTACAGTTATCTATTACAATATCGAGCTTAAGCATTTTAAACTCGTTATTAATATATACTTTACATTCCTCAAAATTCAATGTAGATATAAGTCTGAACAACTCTACATCAAGTATCAATTCTCCCGGAATACTATCTCCAACAAAATCTTCTCCTATTAGAGCTGTATAACTATCTACATTTTGTAATTTTTTATCTGTTAGTTCAGCGGATACCTTTTCGTCTTCATTAGTGAGATATATTTTACTATTCTCAGTTACGAACGGTAAAGCTTTGAGTATAGAATTATTTTTCTCTCTTGTCAAAGTAAAATAAGACCACTCTTCTATTTGTTTTATTCTATCAAAATCAAACGGACTCTTTAGAGCTAAACTATCATCAAACAAGTGATACTTAAACTTACTGCCTTTACCGTTATTATAAGTAATACAATTCTCTTTGTATTCTAAGTTGAAATGTTCTTCCTCAAGACAGGATAAAATTTTAATCAGTTTAATTGTATCAGGTAAACACAAAGTACACCCATCAGAAGACCCTTTTTTCATTTGATAACTCGCTTTTAAAAAGATATTAGAGTTATTATGTACTACTGTAGATATTTCTTCTGTAGCACCATCTGGTTGGCCTGACATTTGATATCCACCGCAATCATGAGTTGCAGCTGGTTTATCTTGTACAGTAAGAGTACAATTAGGAGCTAGTCTTGAAATAGGGTTGAGGAAACTTTTTATGAAGTTGTCTCTATTTTGAATCGGTAGAATCATTATTTTCGTTTAATTTGATTCTTATATTAATCTCTTTTGCGTTCTTTGCAACGTTTCTTTCAATTAGATTAACGAACTTAGTTACTTGTTTCTCAACAGCTGTAATTCTATCTATGAGAGGGGTCAAGTCTTGTTGTACAATCTGTTGTACAGGTTGAGGTATAGGTTGGGATTGTACTGGCTGCTGGACTTGTTGTACTGCTTGTTGAGGGTTTTGTCTCTCTGCAATACGTTGCCTAGCTTTCTCTGCTTCTTGGTAAACAGTTTGGTCCATTGGAACCTCCTGCATAGTAGCACTCCTCTGTACGATATGTTGGTTTAAATCGTGAGATTGTGCGTTTAGGTTATGTATAGCTTTTGCAATTTCTGGGTCCATAATTTTTAAAAAGAGGGAGGTTGCCCTCCCTCTTATGTTATTAATTAGCTTTTTAGTCCAACGTATCAAGTAGTTCTTTTACTTTGTCGGAGTCAACACTTTCCTTCGAAGAGGTATCTACATCTCCAAAGTCAATATCGTCGTCATCGTCGTCGATTGCAGAACTTGTAGCAGCTGGAGTTGCTTTAACAGGTTCTGGCGTCGACTCACCATCTTTACCGTAATAATGCTCGTTTAACATAGTAACAAGCTCGTCATAGGACTTAACCGGATATACCTTATCAAGCTCAAAAGCTTGCTCATAAATAGATCCGACATTATCACTAGTAACACCAGAAATCTCTGATGGGCTGGCGAACCTAGAAGTTACATAGCTAGGATAACCTCCTTGCTCTTCTACCTTAACACGTAGATTACAACCTTCAGGGTAAGAGAAGATCTTTTCACCAAACTCTTCTGCGTCATCACCTTCGATTGCTTCCATAATAATCTTATGTAGCTGCTTACCGAATCGAAGGATCTTGACCTTACCTTCATTCTCAGGGTTCTCAGGATCTTTTACGACGTAAACATTAATCAACCATTGCTCCCTACGAGTAAGAGCTTTAGCTTTCTCCTTCTCTTCTTCAGTACCAGTTCTCATGATACGGAATCGAGCTTCTGCAATCGGATCACGCTCACCCCAAGTCTGAGGACTAATGGCGCTCTGAAATTGCCCAGTTGCTTCACTTACCCATCCATGAGAAAAGTAATGAAAAAATGTCTTACTAGGCTCTGGAGTGTAAGGTAGTAACCTTACCGTATAGGTATTACCTGTCTTCAACCGCATAATATTGCTAGTCGAACTACTTGACTGCGTCGGCTTAGCCAACGAGTCCTTAATTGATGCAAACATACTATTTGTCATTTGTTATTAATATTTTGTTTATAGTTTTTATTAGTTTTATACTCAACGGTTTGATTTTCTTCGAGAAGACGAGTCTCGATCTCAAACTGCTCAAGAGATTATAAAAGTTTTTACATACAAATTCAACTGTATTTTTCTCTAGCTGGATATTTTTTTCACATAAATCTAAACTTAGTAAAGAATAGTAACAAATATGACCATCTTTGAGATCTAAAATATATTGCGGATATAGCCCTTTATGTAATTCAAGATAGTCCTTACAGCTAGAAAGATTATTATCAAAGCAAACTTGATAGATATGTTTAAAGCTATTACGTAGTTGAGTCAAGTTGTACGAATGGTCAGGTTCTGTAAGTTGTAAGTTCTCTAGATATTTTTTGTAAGAACTTATAGCGTTAAATGTAGTAAAGTATTTTAAGTTAATATATTCTTCTGAATATAATTCATACGGAGCTGTAAAATACATAAAAGGGTCAATTTTTTTATTAGATAAAATATGACTTATCTTTTTAATGTAAGTAAAGTTTTCGTCAGAAAGATTGTCGAAGTTTTTGCGATATTTGAATCCCTTACCGCGTCGGCTTATTTTAAGGTAGGTATTGTAAATGTTTTTTTCGTAAACCGATAACTCGCTCATAAAGATATAGAATGCTTTTTAAGATACTTTGTAATATACTTACTTTTATATAAGTAAGGATCATGCTGTAAAAATAATTTCACTAAATCAAAATTACTTTCCAATATTAGTATATCTTTAAATAGAGTTCTATATTTTTTTTCTTTTAGAATTAATAAAAAAACATTCGCGAGATTAATTTTTTTATTTTCACATACAGAGACAAAGCTGCACAAACTCAAAAATTTGTGCGTTATATCTTTTTGCTCTAGTAATGTGTATGGATTATCCATTTATTGGTACAAAATTTTTACTTAAAGTAAGTATAACGTCATTTAATACCCCTCCTGCTGCGTATTCATGACCACCACCTTCGCATACCTTTTTAGCAAATTTACCTAAGTCTAAATCTACTCCGTCATTTTTACGAAAATACACTCTTTTACTTTTTAGGTTTATTAGCATACATACTTCACATTTAGACTTATCTATTACATATTGTGCAACATCATTAATATACTCATCTGCGAAAGCACTTACAAAGGTATATTTCTTTTTACTAACTGGTATATCACATGTATATAATTCTAAACTTTCAGCAAGTTTTTTAAATTTATAAATGTGATAACTTATAATTTTATTTTGCTCGTCAGTAAATCCATGGAAGCCATGCTCGAAATCATTAACAAAATTTTGCAACTTGTTTCCATTTTTATACCAAAACAAAAAGTTAAGTTTATTACTTTCAGGAAATTTTAATTCATAACAGTCATAATCATTTACTAAAGCAATAAGATGTTTTTGTTCAACAGTCAAATTACCCAGAAGATCGAGAGTATTATAATGTTTGTATAGTAATTTACTGCAAGAAGTTTCATTTGCATCAATATAAAACTCAGCGTTTTTATAAATTTCTTGCTTATGAGTCTTATGATGATCAAATATACAGACGTTTTTCTTGTCAATTAGATCCTGTATCTCTGTAGTATCTAAATCAAAAAAGTATACTTGCTTGTAGTCTTCAAGTTTATGGTTATTCAACCACCCTAAAAACTTTTCTCTCAAGTTACTGACCTTGATAGTTACTACTTTAGATTTTTTTTGCCGAGCCCAGCTGTGAACTAAATAACTACAAGCTCCATCAAGATCTAAATCAGTAAAGACTATTTCATCTTTCTTCGTCATCTTTATTTAACAGAATATTACCGTAGTTTGGCCATCCATAATCTTCTGGATCTTCTCCAAAATATCTCCATCTAATAACCCCAGTATCTGGGTTACGTTCATAGATTTTTGGTCGATCCTGGTCTTCCGTCATAACTATATTTACACCTGCCTCCCAAATTGTACAGCGTCATTTTCCGCAGCGTTGATATCATCATTAACATTTAAGTCATTATTTTCTTCAAGAGTTAAAGTAGTATAATCAATACTCATTCTAGTAGAACCAGTATTAGCGCCAAATCTGTTTTTGATAATACCTATATGCAATGCATTATCTTCTTCATCTTGTTCAGTACGCCAAATACTTACTATTGCATCTGCGGTAGCTCCTAAACCGTAACTCTCTCCGATCGACTCTAAACCAGGACCACCTGCATCATTATTGTTCCCATAACCAGTTCTATTTACCTGAGTAGCAGAAACAACAGGACATTCAAATGTATAAGACATAGCTCTTACTTGCTCAGATATATTTTTGATCCGCTCATATGAGTTATTACCATATGTAGCAGCCATTAGATTCAAATAATCTAATACAATTATATCTGGTTTGAAACCTTTATTGTTAAGCTTTTTGATATATGCTTCCAATTGAGGAGGTGTAATAGAATTAGGAGGAAACTCTTTAATTAAAAGCTTACTGTCTGGTCGTACTGCTTTAAATGTATTAACTTTTTCTTTTAAAGTATCGACATGATCTTGTAATCTATTGATTGGTAGGCTTGTAAGTTTAGAAGTTATTCGCTTACTATAAATCATTTCGGACATTTCTAACGAAACAACTAGAACCTTCTTCCCAGCTTCAGCTGCATTAGTAGCTACATTACTTAAGAAAATAGATTTGCCAACGTTTGTAGGACCAGCAAAAATATACATAGCTCTACCAGCCTCAAGAAAACCACCATCTAGTCTTTCATCTAACCAATCCCAACCAGTTTTAATAGTAGTCTGTCTTGTAGTAATATCAGTAATATGTTTTTCTAAATCTTCAAAATAATCATGACCAATATTAGTAGTAATGGATACATTGCATGCTTTGTTAAACTTCTCATGAATAGTTTTAACATCTCGTTCTTTACTATCTACAATTTCTAAGAAGGTATTGAATACTGCTTGCTCTTGTAAAAACTTTTCTGTATATGAATAAAGTTGTTCGTCGGTTAGATCAGACTTTATGTCATTAATTATAGTTTTAGATTTTTCGTAATGCTCTTTTAACTGATCAGTATTAAGATATAATTCTAACTCAGTACGAGAAGGCCTCTTCTTATTCTTCTTATATAAAGCCTGAATTATTTTAATAATCTGTTGAAAGTTTTTATTTTTAAAAAACTTATAGTTCAGATTATCAATTATGGAGTTTAAGTATATTTCATCTTCAAGACAAGTCTTAAAGACTATACGCTCCAAATAATCAAGATCTATATCGAGGTAGTTACTTTCGCTTGTTAGCATATTTACTGAGGACATTATAGAAGTAATCCTCTGAAATTGCAAATTCTTCTGTGAATTCAGTTAAACCAGGTGAGTCGTGTATGACTTGGATAGGGGCTGTGGTTAACTTCATTCCAGCAACATGACAATCAAAACAAAATTTGAGATCGTAGTGATGAAAGCCTTTTATATTTTCGTCGAATTGAACGTTATGTAGTGCGATAGATTTAGTTTTGACTGCTAGAAATAAACCGTCAAGTAAAACTACTTCACGTGGAGTAGGCCCGAAAATTGTTTGATAGTATTCGTTTTTATTTTTATAGTGGGCTACAACACCAGAAAGGGAATCAGGTTTACTCATTAAGTGCCAAAGACATGGTTTCTTAACCTGT